CTCTGCCAACTCAGGACCCATCATGAAATCTCTCACCGCTCGCCTCAATTTCGTTGGAGATGACATCTCCATCTCGATTAAAGCTGGTGAGACTCTGCTGTTTTCGCGCACTTTCGAGGCGCTAAACTGGCTAGAGTCTTGGGATTTCGTTCTGATGGATCTCTGGGCATGGCTTATCGATGAGCAAGTGATAACTGACCCTGAAGTCGCTCATAAGGCGGCTCTCATTGTTCAGACTAATCATGATAAGGCCGGCGCTCTCGTCCGGCTCTTTCATCTCATCGACGGGACGACCACTGACCTCGGTGATTCCGAGGCTGTCACTCTGTGAGGGTATATGACACACCCTTACTATCGATCGCCAACGCGACCGAAGAGGACTAAGAAACAAAAAGTCTTTCTTCCTAAGCGACCACCGAAGGTGAGAGTCCCTAAAGTGAAAAGGACTCTCGCCAACGTTCACACGTCTGGTGGCGGCGCGTATCCCGGTCAGTTCACACATACCAGGGTGTATTACACCTTTGGCGATGTTCCTGGCCAGCCGGGTTACGGTCAACAGTTGTCTTCAACGACTGTTGTACTCGAGGATACCCTCCCAACTCAGTGGCGGACCGTCTGGTCACGTACTCGAAATGGGACCCCAGGGTATTTTCACCTTGGGCGTTACGCTCCTCTGCCCGTGCACCACTACCAGTTTGATCTCGTCAAGATCAGATACGCAGTGGGGGATGTTCGATATAGGGTTGCTTCTGGCTCCGATGGAGTCATGACTAGCCTTATGATCGATCATATCAACGGGGTTGGGGGCTATACGGCCATTGAAGCCGAGCCCTTCAGCGTTCCATCTTCCAAGACGGACGAGCTGGATAGACAGGCTAGGACTAAGCTCCTCACGGGGCTAAAATCTCAAACTGTTAATCTGGCTCAGATGTACGCGGAACGCAAGCAGACTTCCAACCTTGTGTTGGGGACCCTCCGCACTCTTCGGAGTGCTGGGACTGCTTTGCACGCTGGGGCTTTTCGAGACCTTTACCAGGTCCTCGGACTCGGTAGACCCTCGTATTCCCGAGAGAGATTCCTTAGGGAGCTCTATTGGTCCGACCGCCGAAAGTGCATTGAAGGCACTTGGTTGGAATTGCAGTATGGGTGGAAACCCTTATTGCAGGATATACACGGGTCTATGGAGGCGCTCGTTCGCACGCAATTCGCCAAGCCTCTGAAATACAAGGCTACGGCGAAGTTTAATGTGAACGATTCCCGTATAATCGGCCAGCCCGGGTTACCCGGGCCTACTATCACTCACGAGGCCTCAGGCTTTCAGGTGGTTAAGTATGTGGTCGAATACAGGACGACTAACGATGTGGTTTCATCAGCCGCTCAGCTGGGACTTCTTAACCCAGCTCAACTCGTGTGGGAGCTACTTCCATACAGTTTCGTAGTCGACTGGTTCCTTCCAGTTGGTCAAGCGTTGAGTCAACTCGACTCAACAGCCGGTCTAAGTTTCTTCCAAGGAACGAAGACCGTGTTCACTAAGGGTACCACAAAGGCCTCAACCGTGAGCGTTCCAACGCCTTCGGTCTACGGCCCTCAAGGGTATGATGGCTTGAAAATAGGGACCCGAGAAGAAGTGCATATGACTAGAGACGTCATGTCTCAGTTCCCTGCACCCGCCCTTCCGGTACTTAAGAATCCCTTCTCCTCGGTGCACGTAGCAAACGCTATTGCACTACTCGCAACCTCCTTTAAAAGGTAAACCCATGCCACAATTGGCACCCATGACTATCAATGATGGTCAAGCAACTCCGGTTGCACACACGTTCTATCCCGTCGGGATTGACGCAAATGGTGTAGCGACCCTCGTGGATCGCTTCACCGGCATCGCGGTCGGCTACCCGTCGATCACTATGGCGCTGAAGTACAATCGCAATTCTCGGGTTTATCGGGCCACCACTCGCGTGATGGTTCCGACCTTGGAAGTGATTGGCAACAGCTCCACAGGGGTCACGCCGCCGGCCACGAAGGCCTATGATTGCAGCGCTCACACCGAGTACACGATCCCGGAGCGAGCATCGCTAGTGGAGCGGAAGAATATTCGCGCTTATAACGCGAATCTCCAAGCCCACCTGACGGTGCAAACCCTTGTCGAGTCGCTCGAATCGCAGTACTGAGTTGACGTCGTGAAGACGCTGACTCTTTCCATCGTCGTCGCGCTCTGCGTGACGATGATAGCTGCGATGTACATGCAATCAAAGGTGCAATCATGCGAAATGTTGCGTCGAGAGCCGTCGAAAGACAGTTCTCAAACCCCAGACTCCCGACTGGATCTCACGACCTAGTTTTGAAGCAATTCCTCTCTGATCTCGACTGTCCGCGTTCGTTAACCGTCTGGCTCTTATACCAGAACGGCGAACACGAGCAGTTGGTGTCACTCCAGACAGATCCCTTGGGATACTCGTCGGCTGATGAGTACCGCAGAGCCTATACGGCGACTGAGTACTTGTCCAAGTCGAAGTTTCTACGACTCAAGACCGACGTTAAGTCGGTTGCGATAAGTAAGTTCCTCCAGATGGAAGAACACTGTCGGGACACAAATCATCGTCTCCTTGAATATTTCTCGGGGCGCGAGCTCGAAAACTTGCGCCGGTTTGACCTGCATTTGCAGATTCAAACGAAAATAGCCGAGATTCTTGGAGTCTTTGATGCAGAGGAATGGGCCTCAAGCTGTGGGTGGGGCCCTGGCACAACGACCGTTTTAAACGGTCCTCTTTGTCACGGCGTCACTAAGTTTCATTCATCGAATGAAGCGACGATCGGGTTAGCAGACTTTCTTGGCGAGTCCTTCGGGATAGCCTACCCTTTGTGGGGTTCAATCGCTTCGAGCGGTGGTCCTATAAAGGTTGAAGTCGGTAACAAGGTTACCACGGTTCCCAAGAACGCGAAAACCGACCGTGTCATCGCTGTTGAGCCCTCTCTGAACCTCTGGTTCCAGAAGGGGATCGGCAAGATGATTCGGCGCAGGTTGCGTCGTTTTGGGATTGATCTCGATAACCAAGCCAAGAATCAGAACTTGGCGCGTATAGGGTCGAAGTATGGCCATCTGGCCACCATCGACTTCTCATCAGCTAGCGACACAATCGCTAGTCGACTTGTATACGAGCTAGTCCCTCGGGATTGGTTTCACGCAATGTCGCTGACCAGGTGCGAATCTGGCCAGATTGATGGTACCGTTTTCAAATGGGAGAAGTTTTCCTCCATGGGGAATGGTTATACGTTCGAGCTTGAGTCCCTTATCTTCTACGCGATCGCCAGAGTGCTAAGCACAACGGCTAGTGTCTATGGTGACGACGTCATCATTGACACGAACGCGGTTGAAGATTTTATCGAGGTTAGTACTTTCTACGGGTTCATCGTGAATCCGAAGAAGAGTCACTGGAGTTCTCCCTTTCGGGAGAGCTGCGGGGCCCACTACTTCGAGGGGAGAGACGTAACTCCTATATATCAAAAGGAGTTAGTGAGCGATACTATTAACGGCTACAAAGCCGCCAACCGTATACGCTCGTTCGCACGGACCTCTCTGGGTTACGACCGTCGCTATTATCGCAGTTGGATTTTGGCAGTTACAACCATTCCGAAAGAATGGCGACTGTTTGGTCCTAGGCTACTTGGCGATGGCGTCATCCATGGTCTATACGAATCTCGCAGTTCAGAGGACGGATGGTGCGGCACTTACGTGCGATCACTCGTCTTCCAGAGCTCGAAGTTCACAGCGGATCATGCGGGGGTGCTTTTACATGCACTCTCTTCCCTCGGCATAAGCCTAGGTGAGCATGACGTCTCTGATAGCTCAACAAGCGAGGTCTCATCACACGGAAATTGCTTTCCCCAAAGAGGGGTCGGCAAATACGTCGTGAAGGAAGTCTTCGTTCCGTTGCAAAACGAAAATCTTCAGTGGACCTAGTCTGCTGATTTTCCTCGGGGTCTGCCCGAGGTGGTGTGCC